CAGATGCTGTACGGAAGAACTTTTGGACTTTTTGGGAATAGATAATTGGACTAAAATTCCCGTTAGGTAAGTTATTATTACCTGATACTTTAGAAAAAGCCATCTTTTTCTCCTCCTATTTATTGTTATTAAAATTGATATGAGTTAGTTTTTTATTGAATACGACCTTCTCTATGAGCCTTGTCGATTTGCTCTTCATACCTAGAATATTCATCAGGCTTCATTTTTTGTATTTCAGACCATTTCCATACTTTCTTTTCGGTTGGTGTTTCTGTTGCTTTAGTTTTAGAAACTGCTTTTGCTGCTTCTTTTTTTGCATCATACTCTACTTTCTTTGTAGAAAGTCCTCTGTCATACTTGTACAAATCTATTGCACGAGCTGCAGATTTAGGATTGTCTGAGTTATCATAAAGCCAAGATTGTATTGTAGAATCCTGTACAGATGCCCAGTCATGGAAATCAGAACTTTCTCTAATTTCCTTAAAGTCTGGATGTTTCTTTGCAAGTTCTACTTCTGCTCTATCTCTAGCTAATGCAGTTTGTTGTTTTTTAACTTGTAACAACTCTTCTTGCATATCTTGTTTAGCTTTCATAGTAGCTTCTGTTGTCATTTGCATTACAGAATCATACATGTCAGGATAGTCTCTTCGCCATTCTTCTAATTCTTCTTTAGATTTAAAAGTCGGTTTAGTGGCCATCGCTTCTTTTTCTTTACTAAGTTTTAAGAGTTCATCTTTATGCTTTGAGATTGTCTCATCATAATGCCTTTTTAAGTCATCATATCTCTTCTTAAATACGGCATCTTCTACTCCAACAGGGTGTTCCTCTTTAGGTTTCTTCTCGTCAGATTCTTCCTTAGATTCTTCAGTGGCTGTTTTTTCGTCTTCCTTCTCTAACAAACTTCTACTTGGATGTTTGTATGGAGTTGGAGTTGCGATTTCTTCTGTTGCTTCAGAATTTTTTTCTTCTACAACGTCAGATTTCTTTTCGTCTTTTTCCATTTATCCTCCTTTGGGGTGCAGTTGGAATCTGGTCGCCCCTATATGCAGGGCCTCTATTGAGAGGGTGGCTGCGTCATCATCCCCTCTCCTTGTGTAGGAGGAGGGGTTTCACGTTGTGGTGAAACTGGTTGTGCTAATTGTTCTGGTTGTGGAACAGAATTCTCCATAATCATTCCAAATTCAGGCCCAAATACTTTAGACATAAAATCTCTAAATTGTGGAACATTTAATTGAACTAATAGCTGTCCTTCTTCAGGTGTTAAATTTTTTAAATTTTCTGCAACTTTTATTTCTGTTACTTCTAACTTCATTGTTGGTTCTGGTCTTGAAGGAGATGTTTGAACATCTGCACCCATCATACCTTGTCTCATTTCTTCTTCCATATTTTATCTCCCTCTAGTAAATCCTTCTCCTGTAAATTTATCAGATTTAATTTGTTTTAAACCACCTATATCTTTAAATCTATTTTTATTAACCTTTGTCATAAAATCATTTTTTTGTTTATCTGTGTATTTTTTAGATTCTCTTTCTTGATATTCTTTAACTCTTTTATCAACATCTGCTCCCTCATCTTTTCTCATTTCAGCGAGTGCTTGTCCAGAATCTATTTGCTTTTGTGTAAATCCTTGTTGTCTTAAACTTCTTTCCATTCTAGGTTTATCATCATCCACTTCAGATTGAACTATTGACCTAATTCCATTTTCACTTAATGTATATTCATCTTTATCATTTTTTTTATTTCCTGTTTTTACTATAAAACCATTTTTCTCTAATTGTCTTATAGTAGAGGGGGCTATAAAAGTTTTACCTAAAAAATTTGCAAGAATAGATATTGGTCCTAAATTAGGTATGCCTGTTTCAAAATCTTCTACTGTAAATGTAGGAAGCTGTCCGAATCTTTCTCCTGTAGATGTTGGGGTAAGTCTTTCTTGTTTTAATCTTTCTTGTTCCTGTTGACGAGCAGCTTCAAGTTCATTAATTTTAGCAGTCAAAGAATCAGCTTCATCCGCTTTATCTACAGGTATTTGACCTTCTTTATTTTTAAGTTTATTATAATCCTCATAAGCATCATATAATTCTGGCCCTAAGGCTTGTCTATATTCTTCACTAAGACCCCCTCTAGCAGCTACGTCATCATAAGATGCTAATTTAGGAGTATCTCTTACATCTATAGTTTGTTTAGTGCCAAACATAGCTTTTGTCTTTTCAGGGTCTGCAAATATACTATCTTCCCCCCCTGTTAATTTAATACCAAAGTTTTTTAAACTATCTCTTCCTTTTTGATTATTAGTTCTTGTATCAACGAAAGGCTCATCTCTGTCACTTTTAGGTTGTTCTATTGGGACACAAACTTTTTGTACTGGGTCATATCTAAATCCGGGAGGGCAAGGGTCTACTGCCGGTGTTTCGGGTTCAGGTTCTACAGGAGTTGTAGGTGATGTTGGTGCAGGAGTTGGTGTTTGCATAATACCTTCACCTGCTTTTGGAAATTGTGTTTCATCAAACTGTGGAAGCATTGGTGCTTCTATTTGTTTTAGTTGTCTAGGAAAACCTTGTTCTTCTGAACCATATTGTATAACTGCATCAGGCCCTACATACTTTTGACCTTGCATTGTCATAATGCCATCAGTAGCAGAATCATAAACATTTTGTGTTGTACTTACATTAGCTGCACTAGCACTAAATGGAAACATAATTCCTTGTGCTTCTTGTTCTAATTTTTTTTGTAAATCAGATAGTGCTGACATTTATTTAAGCTGCTCCTTGAGGTTCATTATTTGGTGCAGTAAAGCCGCCTTCCCCTGCAACTTGTGGAGTTCCGACTCCGATGTTGCCACCTCCAGACCCTTGTGTGTCTGCGACATTTGCTCCTGCAGGTATTCCATTAACAGGTCCCATACCACCTTGTTGTGGGTTAGGGCTTTGAGTTTGTTGATTTCCATTCATGTCTCCCATCATCTTCATAAAGATTGCAGCTTTCTCTGGGTCATTGACTAATTGTTCTGGGTCAATGTCTAAAGACTTTGCAATCTCTTTTATAATGCTATGCCATTTTACAAAAGGTGCTAAGAATTGATTTGATGCTACTTGCATAAATGTCATCAATCTTTGTGACCTAACTTCTTTTGTCATAAGAGATGTAGTGCCTTGTGCTTTAACATTTAAGTCACCTTGTATTTCAGGAACATCTTTATTAAATTGCATATTCCAATGAAACAATGTTTCTCCTAATGGCCTTAATAAATAATCATCTATATTTTTAATAACTGTTTTAATATTTAAAGCAGCAGCACCCATTAACATAGACATACCAGATGCTGTTCTAGTTGTAGATTGTATACCTGTTTGTCCATGAGAATAGGAAGGTATACCTGTGGACTCATCTGCTAATTGTCTAAACCTATCAAACATCTGCATATTTTCAGGAGCAGTATTTGGGAATCTTAATCCATGTATAGCTTGTCCTGTTTGTCCACTTTGTCTTCTAAAAATTTTGCCCGGATAAACAGTCATGTCTTGACCGGGTACTAACATAGTTTCATCTACGTCAAAAACTAAATTACCTGCTAGTGCTAAATTATCAATAGCCATTCTTGCATGTCCATTCATAATTGTTTGTGCATCATCCATATTTTCTGGAATACCTACACCAAAAAATTGATAAGGATTTATTTCATATGGACATACTAAGAAAGGATTTCTTGCAGGTGTAAATGGATTTAATACTAATCTTAATACTTTACCATTTGAAATCCAAGCATTGATTTGAACTTCATCTAAGTCATCAGATATTTCATCAGGCATTTCTATACCTGCTTCTTCTACTAGGTACTTATCCATTGTACCCCAGTATTCTAAAACTTCAAATCTATTTTTATTAAACTCTTCTTGATTTTCTCTATCAAACAAAGCAGTTTCATAACTTCTTGTTTCATAGTTAGGACCACCTTCTAGTAAATCTAATATAGCAGACTTTCTAAAAAAAGGTCTATTAATTAAATCTCTAATTTGTGTTCTGTTAAATATGTGTCTTTGAATAACATAATCAGCATCTTCGATAGTTACAGCATCAGGGTCAGGATATAAATCCCAACAACTAACAGCTTCTACTCTAGGAACTAATTTAGTTATAGGTGAATATTCTCTTTCACCTTTTTCATTTTGTTTCCATTTATGTTCTTGTTGTTCATAGTTAAATGGACCTTTTAAAATACCTGTTCCAAGTAAACACATTTCAAATAAAACATGTCTCATAACAGATATTGCATGAGATTCTTCTAGTTGGTCATGGATAAGTTTTTCCATGTTTCTTGCAGCTTCTTCTGCAGGACCTATCTGAGGCATAGTTTTTAAATCAGGAGCAGGTCCTTCTTCAAAACCACCTTTTGCATACTTTTCTTTTAGTCCATTAAATATTTCATCAGCAGTAGCACCCGGAGATATTTCTCTTCCATCACCTTCAAAACCATAGATATCTTCCATACGAGCATCTTGTCGTTTAAGATTATCTGGTTTTATGTGTGCATATTCAGCTATACCTAGAGGGTCAGTAGTAGGATGTATTCCTATTGGAAACTTACCTTGTGAAAATAATACCTCTATAAGTTGACCATAAGAAGCTAATACTTTTGTCTTAGTTACCTTGACAAATACTTTAGACTTTTCAGAATCACGAAAAGCCATATCAGAACCATAAATACCTCTATAGTTTCGATAAGACCTTAACCATCGCTTTTCATCATAAAGACGTGCTTGTTCTGATTCTTTTAATCTAGACTCGATAAGACTACCGAGATTACTATAAGAATCATCTTCAGTATCAGATAAGGATGTTACCTTATCAGATTCAGATGTCAAGCCACTATTGTTATCGTGTGGCATTATTTACCTCTTAGTAATCTCTTTCGTCAGCCATTGAGAAGACTTTACCATCTACCATGTTCTTCTTCTCTTTAGGAAACTCTTTATTTACTCCACCTTCAGCATAGTCAGCAGGAAAAGGTGCAGCACCTTTAACTACTAATGTAGAAGGCCCTTTTGCATCTCCCTGTTTTGCAGCTTCGTTTCCATACATGTTTTCAGGTAATTCACCCTGCACATATTTTTTCATGATTGCCATTTTATTTTTCTCCTTTTAATTGTTTCTGTATGTAAGGTAATAACCAAGGGTTATCTACACACACAGTTGTTAGTCCATTCGCAAAAGTATTGCAAATTTTTTCTTCTTCTTTATCATCTAAATCTATACCCCATTGATATACTATAGCATGAAGTAACTCATGTATTAAAGTATTAGCATGAGATATATTATCTTCAGTTGATGATAAAGCTATCATTCCATCTGCAGCAAGAAACTGTCCATTTATTTCATTGCATTTAGATACGATGGAATCTAAATTTTTTATTTTATAATTTCTATATCCTATTTTAATATCTTTCATTAATATCCAAATACTCTATCTGCAGGTGCAATATGTTTAGGTTCATTAGTTTTATCTATAAAATCTTGTCTGATAGGATGAACGGGTCTACTCATACAACCATATCTTAATGCATCATAAGCATGGTCTTCTGCATGTGTATCTACATCTTCAGGATTATTTTTATCTGTAGGTAACATAGGTAATGTTCTAATTAAATTAACACAATTATCTAAAACAAATAAAGATGGATATCCTGTATTTTCATCTAACTTTAATCTTTTATGTATTTCTAATTTACCTGCTATTCTACTTCTAGGACTTCTATCAGAAGGTCTCCAACGACATCCTTCTAGTATCATTGTCTCTGCAATACTCGGTCCTATATCACCTCGTCTTGCCCAAGTAGAACTATCAAGAACTCCGTATCTAATATACTCACCATGTTCTTGTTCTAAAACTTTTCTAGCAAATAAATCTGCTGTAATTTTTTTTGTATATAGTTCTCTGTAAACAAATAAATTATTATCAAAATCTACTGCTATCCATAAACAACATGCAGGTGAACTATATCCCCAGTCACATGCTCTAAACCTCATCCAGTTTCTAGGAATATCAAAAGGTTTAATAACATGAATTTCTTTACTAAACTCTGGAAAAGAAGAATCTTCAAATGCTTCCCAGTTTCCATCTAAGAATTGTTTTCTTTGTACTTCTGGTAATGATGCCAACATTGCATAATAATCATCTGTTTGCATCAGATAAGGATTGTCTTCTAGCTTTGCAGGTATAAATCTTCTAGATATTTTTTTAACACCTGTAGGAGTTTTAATATCTATATCAAACTTTGTATTTGGTTTTGCAGGGTCAACAAACATTTGTTTAACCCATTGTGAACCTACATTTCCGGGATTGCCTGTTGCTCTCATATAAACAGGAATCTCTGGGTCTACACTTCGTAAAGAGGACCGAAGAAAATTATATATATCTTCGGTGGGGTATTGTGGAAGTTCGTCTATTCCAATCCAAGTATATGATTGTCCTTGGTAACGTAAAGCATCAGTTAAGTTTTCCGCATACCCAAACTCTATTCTAGCACCTGAAGGAAACTTCCATTCTTTTTCTTGTTCCCTCCATTTAGCACCGGGATAAGCTTTAGGATATAGTTGTTGTGAATGATTAATTAAATCTCTTAACTCAGGCATTGTACGTCTAATTAGTAATGCTCTGTGTTTTTGTTTATCACAATAACGAAGTGGGTCAACCAACATTGCATATGATTTACCTCCACCTCTTGCTCCTCCGTAAAATACTTCTCTTTCGGATGATGCTAAAAATTCTGTTTGTGGTCCTTCATTAGGTTCAAAGATAACTTCTCTATCTTTAATAGCTTCTCTTATATTAGGAGTTGTTTCTTCAATCTTATCTTTTTCAATAAGTTGTTCTTTACCTTCTAATACATTATCAATCTTTTTTAATTTACTTTTTGTAGACCAATAATTATTTTGTGCTTTTTCTAGTTGCTCTTTTCTTTCACGCAATAAATCTTGTGCTGACTTACGAGCTTTTTTTTCTTTAATAGTTAAAGGAGTATTTAAATCTTTTACTCTTCTTCTACCAGATTTTTTTGGTTTAGGTTCGTCTACCAACCTTTGTGTATTACCCTTTTTAGTACTTCTCTTAATCCCATACCTGTAAGTTTTCTACCTGTATGATGTGATAACCATTCTGCAGTTTCTCTATAAGAACAATTATTTTCTATAAATTTTTTTGCTTTTTTAATTAACTCCATATGTTCTTCGTTTTGTATTAGAAAGTCAGGGTCTTCTTCTGATACTTCATAACCATAAGGAATTACTCTAGCATTTTTTCTTCTAGCTATTTTAATTTTTTCAGTCATTACTGAAACTTTTCTTTAATTCTTTGCTCCGCTAATTCTTTTTGTGTAAACATTTCTCCACTACCCATTTCTGTTGCACTAAGTGGCAATGTTAACATTGATAGTATTGGAGTTAATTTTAATGTTGTAGCTATTGTTTTTAAAAGAGAAGGTGACTTAGTTACCATTACTGATGAACCACCTATACCTAATTTTTTTGGAGTATCTACTACAGTATACTCTTTTCCTAATGTTTCTTTAACAAATGTATTTAATTCTGTTTGACTAAAAGGTTTTTGAAAAGTATTAGTTCCACCTTTTTTCATAAGGAATCCGTCTTTGTAAGGAACTCTTGTTTTACCCTCTGTAGAATCTCTAGCAGTAATAAAAGCTACACCATCATCTGATAACATATTTCCAATATTATTAACAACATTTTTTCTTTCTTGTATATCAGGAATAACATTTAATACCATATGATTAACTATAGCTTTTTGAGATTTAAGTCCTTCAGTTTTTGCTAGTGTATTAACATCTAAAAAATCAGGGTATCTACCTTTTGTTTTTATAATTCTTTGTTCATCTACATAAGGTTCAAAAGATTTTGCATTTTTAGATAAATCTTTTGTCCCTGTACCTAACCCAGAACTATAATCTAAAATTTTATCTTTTATATTTAGTTTTTTTAAAATCCCACCATATTTTTTATAGGTGGATTTTGTAGATGTTATCTGTGTTTTACTTGGGTCTATTTTAATTTCTTCAGTCATTATTTTTTGGTGGTAATATAAATACTCCGTGTTGAACTTTAGCAGTAATATCTAATTTTTCTTTTTTGGATAAACCAACTCTATCTAATATTTGTTTGGCTGCCTCCATTCTAATATTAGCACCGGGTAAACTTCCGTCTTCATCTAAAGCATTAATCATACCCATACTTGCTCTAGGTGCAAAAGCAGCTAACTGTTCTTCTGCTCTTGTAATAATTTCATCTTTTAATGCTC